AATAAGCATTTGCTGCATCTGCTTTAACTCTATCATGAATAGCTGCTTTTCATCTTCATTGAATGAATCTGATTTAAGCCGCTTAATCATTTTTTCAATACGCTTTGGCAATTCGTCATCTTCATTATAAATGCCGATGGTCTTTGCCACTTCCATTGTAGGGGTTTGCGGGTTTGCACCCCACAGGACAGCACTACCTTCATATAGAACCACCTCGTTAATTACCCTTACACCATCTTTGCGCTGTTCATCCTTTGCAATAGAGAAGCCAATACTGTGCTGGTTTATGTCCCCTTTTTCATACAGGGGCCAAACAACTTCACGCCACAGGTAGGAATCTTTGTATTCAGAAACACCAACCAGGTGTTGGCCTTCCATACCCAATTCAGAAAACTTACCTAAAGCGGTTTGTATTGAAGCATTATGATCTATCAGGTGCCAAATCTCGTTTGTCCCCTGTGGCCCCCTGTGTGCAATGGTGCGATTGAATGCACCTTTTGCAATCACATCGTTCTGTAAATCGACATTCTCCGTGGATGCAATGGCAATCTTCACCCTTCGGCTTTTCTTGTCCACATCCAACGCAGACCCGTCTATACTCTTTTTTAGGAATCCAACCATAGTCGTATTTGGCTTCTGCCATACGCCTATAAATAGTTACCTCAATACGGTATTACCATTCGCATCTTTCACCGGAATAAAAAGAACGCTGCACCGGCAATTGCAGACGTCTTGCGGCCCTGCCCCATTTGATGAATCACCAGGGAAGGCCAATTGCGCCCCGCTACGGGGGTCGGTGAATAATCCATCTTCTGGAACGGTAACACCATTTAAAGCCCAATGTGAGGCCTTATCTTCACCATCCCTACCCCTTACACGAAAGTCATTAGCCGAAAGCCATTGTTTTTGCACCTGAAAGGGCAGGCTTTGTGCTCCTACCATATGTCCGAAATTCATCGCTGCGTTACATTGAGTGCGGGCATTTAATCTTGCCCTCACACGATCAAAACTTGCATCTGTCAAATCGTTAACGATCTCGGAATAGCTTAACCCTTCCTGCATTCCACGCATAAGGGTTTTTAGCAGCCTGTCCTTTGTTGTTTGGGTCATTTCGGCCACCACCTTGTCCAAACCGTATTCAGCAAGGAACCTGTTAACTTCATCAACCCAGGTTTGGTTAATTCCAAAAATCGATGATAGGCTTTTCTGCCCTGCCTCTTTTATAAGGCTATCGTAAACCCTTGCGGCCTCCCTACTTGCAATAATCCTAAAAAGGCTGTTTAATGACTTCATTATTGGCTCGGGGCTGATCTTATCTATTTGCAGCCATGCCGTCATTAGCCCATCGTTTTTAGCTGCCTTCAATACAGGTGCCTTCTGCTTCCTTAACGCCAAAAACAAGGCCTGCGTGGCCTCGTTTTCGTAGCGTCTTTTTATTCGCTCATATTGGTTTTGTATGGCCCTTTTATTCATTATATCTCCAACCCTCTTGCCTGTTCAAAAATGCCATCCACTTGTTCATCGGATAGGCTTAGCACCTGCTGCACAAATGCAACCGTTGCACTGCGCCGGGCTATTGTGTAGGCATACTCCCATGCTATTGATGCCACGGTTCTATTTGGCTCCGGCATTCCTTGTATAGCGGCATTTATTTGTGCATCCATGCCCATGAGCTTGAGGACTGATTTGATACGCCATAAAGCCACTTCATAATCTTCAATTACCGGCTCCGGCTCTATTATCTCCTCCTCCACAATTTCCACGGTGCCGCCTACTTCTAATGCATAGGCAGCGGCTTTATCGGCATCGGTAAAATCGGTGCGGCTGTTGGATTTTATTACAACGTGTTTGGTTAGTTTCATCGTGCCGAATTGAATTTTTGTTTAACTCCGATATAATCGGTCTGTAAAAGCCTCGCCGTAGTGCCAATGGTTTTTATAATCGTATTGTTTATACTACAAGCACCGTTTGTGGGTATATTATTAGTGAGCGTACCAACTGAAACGCCGTTTATATAAAATGTTATAGACGTTTGGTTTGAGTTAACTTCAAACCTCAAGGTTTGGAAAGTATTGGAAGCGACCGCTACCGATGTTGTTGTAAATGACCTTGTACTCGCATTACCGCAAACAATTTGCCAGTTTGCACTTGCAGAACTTCCTGTTGATACCCCGCCTTCATCATATAGAAAATAGACACCATCACCAAATGCCACAGCCCCCCAACTCGAAACATCACCAATTCCGAGGCGGCAATAATACCTTTGTGTTCCTGTACTAAGGTTTGGAAACCTTACACGTGATTCCCATATTAAACGCCCGTTTGAAAATAGTATAGGTCCATTCACAAAATCGGATCGAACTTGTCCCGCACCTGATGCGCTTGTACCTGTTGAAACGCCAACAATACCTATTGCGCTTTCACCCGATGCGGGGCTTACAGATACAACAGCATTGCCTGTAATTTGAAATACATCACCACTCGATGCGCCATTGTTGCCATACAGAAAATCATTCCAATATTCATAACCCCATTTCCTTTTCCACTCATTTTGCCCCGCTACCGGCATCCATCCCCAAAAGCTATCGTAATACTCCAAATAACCCTCTGTGTTGTTGAATATAGTGTAACCCGTTGCCGGTGTGCCGAGTGCATCCCTTTGGGCAGTGGTGAGCGATGGAATAACGTATGGTTGGGCTTGTTGTGCAGTAGGTAGATAGACCTTCGAGCCGTTGCCGAATAGAGGGCCGGTGATATTGGTATCTGTGCTGTTTGTTACCTGGTTTGGGCCGGTTGCACCTGTCGCCCCGGTTGCTCCAACTTCACCAGCAATGCTTATATTCCATGATGAGAAAGTACCGCTGCCTGATGTATAGTCAACGGTAATAGTGACGTCTGTGGTGCTTACACTTGTAATAACCCCACTCATGAAATTACCAGCGGTTGCCGTTGCTCTTAATCGAGTGCCTACCAACCAGCCCAAATTGCTACTGGAAGCACTAAATGTAAAAGACTTGCTGCCTGTTCCTATGGTGTTGCTTGTGGTGCTGGTACGGGTCATGTCGGCATTTAAGCCGTTAGTGCCGTTGGTGCCATTAGTTCCGTTACTGCCGTCAGCGCCATTGTACACAGTGAATGTAGCTGTACCACCATTGGTGTAAGTAATGGTGTAAGTATCGGTCGTACCTGCTGCACCTGTGCCGCTTGTGCGTACTATGGATGCAATACCGTTGCCGGTTGCTCCTATGGCTCCGGTTGCCCCTTGTGGCCCTGTGATTTCAGTTAATGCAATCAGGTTAGTCCATGCTATTTCACCAACATAGCGCCATTGAATATGCGTTGCCGACTTTTGAAATTCAACCTCCCTGCCATCTTCACCGGGTAAACCCTGTGGGCCTTGCGCTCCATCTTCACCACTCTTGCGGGTAATAGTCACCTCAATAGGCGTGGTGGTGCGTTCAACGGTTACATTGTAGGTATTGCCGTTCCTTTCAATCGTTGCCGTGAAGCTGTTAATATCCCTTTGAATAGTTGCCATTAATCCTCAACTGTTAATGTGAGATTCCACAAGTCCTCTGTATCTCCGTTTGCGTACTCGATTTTGTCCTTCCCTACATAGCTACCACCAACCAGGTTAACCGTCCACTTTGGCACGTTGTACACGCCGCCGGCTGCATCTGTGATGGTTATTTCGCCAACGGTATCGCTATCCCAATTTTTTACCTCTACACCCGTGGCGGCATTATGCAGCACCCTGTAAAGTGTGCAGCCCGTTATGTCAAATCCTAATGTGATCGTTTCGGCAGGATATGTTTCGCCCCGGCTAACACATTCCATTTCTACCGTTGTATTGCACGCCATATTATGCTATTGTATTTGGGTCAATGTATTGATCTGCTTGCCCTACCATATCGATAGGCGTTAGGCTACTACTCACATAAGCATTAGCAAAAGGCCCGCCCATTGCATCGTACTTCATGGCAGCCCTCTTTTCGTCATAAGTCAAATAGTCCATCTTAGCAAGGCTTTCCGTCATTTTGCCCATGTCATCCTGCAATTCAGGCAAAGCGGTTATATCAAAATCTACATAGTAATCACCGCCAAACATTGGCACGATAATTTCATTGAAAATATTGCGTTCCGCTACCAATTCCGGCATTAGGGTGTTAGTTACCAGGTATTTAACGGCTGCATTGTAGTTATCAAATTTCTTATCCCCCGTCAGCAATTCGGGGGGGAAATTATATGCGCTGCAAATATCCTCTTTCGTTAGCCTTAGACCTTCAATCAGTTCCAAATCGGTTGAACTAAGCCCAAATTGTTCATAGCGTAGGCCATAAGTCAATGCGCTAATTTTTCCCTTATTATCATATCCGTTTGTTAAGGCATCTAAATCTTCCCTAACACGAGAAGGAGCTAATAAATTACCATTCAATTCCCTTTGAACATCCAAATTATCAGGCACCATAACACCCCTTGCACCGCCATTCTTATACATAAAGGCCTGCGCTTCTTTCCCGTAGTTATGGGCCAACACATCCTTCATTGCAGCCATCAACGGGCTTTGCCCCCTTAGATGTTCGCCATCCCGTGACCAATCCGGGTTAAAATAGGCATCCCAAACAAGCTGTTCGGGTGTTAATTCAGCTATAACCACCCCCTCAGGTGCCAATTGGAAACTTTCAATCCTGTCCAATGTTGGGGATGGCTTAATATTAAACCACTGTGGCGGCAACACATCAATTGACAATGGCTTACCACCCGTGGCCCCGCTATTCACAAACAAAGCCCTTGCACCTATCAATAATTTGAAGCCCAAACCCTGCGAACGGGCCTTTACCCCGTACTTATCAACCAACTGCTGAAGCTCGTTATCTTCCCCTACTTCATCAAATGCCTCTGCTTTCAATTTTAAGGCCGCAAAATTCGCATCTTGATTGTAACCGCTTGTAAGTGCCTTATACCGCTTTACAGCGTTCCCTTTGCCCTTCTTTTTGCGATATACGATAAGGGGAACGGATGCATATTTATCAGATAGCTGTTTTACTATGGCGTAAACAATGGCATTACCCTGGTAACCCTTGTCAATATAGTTTTTCGTATCCTGCGAATAACCTTGCAACAGGTAGCTTAGATACCTAAGCATAAAAGGCAAATTTGGATTGGCTACCATATTTGCCGCTTTGCGTCTAATTTCCAGTCCGAATATGTTCATATTAACATTAGCTTCAATGGGGGGTTATTCAAGTGTGTATGTATTGCATACCGCATTGCATCCATTGCGTGGTCATTCTCTTTTACAGGTTCTTCCAGCACATTCTCATTCTTGTCTACTTTCCATTTGTAAGAGCCTATTTCCGCCATCACATTTTTACCCTTGATAAATAGGGGATATGACTTGACCTTAACAATTCCCGCCCAAACATCCTTAACGCCTGGTTTAACATTCAATCCCATTCGATACATTTCCTCAATAGAATCCGGCTCTGCTGCATCCGCATAAATAGGGGAGTAGCCAATATTTAACCCTCGTATCTTTTCGAACAGTTCCGGCTTTGTCAATTGCCGGTCATAAATGAGTTCTTCCACATAATTGCAGCCCTCGTAATGTTCTATCCTTACAAACGCTGTTGGGTTGGTATAACCAAAGTCTAAGCCATAGAACACATCACCTTTGCCTGGCAATTCATCGCACTTTTTCCATGCTGTGTAAATGGTTTCCTTGCTTGCACCCCGAAGTCCCAACCCGTAAACCTGCCAAAGGAAATTATCGGGCAGGTCTTTGTAGCTTTCAATGGTTTCAATCTGCTTTGGTGTAAGGTTGCGCCTGTTGTTTTGGTAAGTGCTATGGATGCGCTTGTGTTTGGGGTTGTCAGCTTCCAAATACACCCATGAATTAAATTCTGACGGGTTAAGGTCTAAAAAGATTGTTCCCCTTGTACGGATAGCCAATTGATCGTAAACGGCTTTGCTGATATAGTTAGCCTCGTTTATGAAAAGAATATCCCGACCTGGGCCATGTGCTTTGCCTGGGTCTTCCAACCCGAAAAACTCAATTAGGCTACCATTGCCAAACCGATAGATTGAATCAGTGTATGAATACTCGGCATCATTCCACAAGTGCCACGCCTTCATGATTTCCATGAAGTCGAACATGACACCCTTTTTCAAGTGGGGGAGTGACCGGCTGCAAATAGTTACCTTCAACTGTTTTTGCAGGCAAAGGCTAATGAGTAGCTGAATAATCGAATAGCTTTTACCAGAACGGGAGCCGCCTTCGTTAACTATTACAGGATAACCGGCTTCATAGGCGGCAAGGTTAGCAAAATAGACATCCGTAACCTCAATGTTCAATTTGTCTATTTCCATCCTGCCTAACGATATTTAGCATTATTCCGGCTCCGCTGCTTTCCAATTCAATCTTTTCGGTTGGCTTGCCTATGATGTAGGATAGGTAAGTTTTGATGGCATCCATATCGCCACCTTTGGCAAGGGTTTTAAGGGTGTCAAATATTTCCCTAACATCGGTTTCCGTTTCGGCCTCCCTTACCATTGTAAGAAGTTGGGTCATCCGTGAGGCTCCCCGCTTTCCTTTACTCCCTGCTATTGCTGCTGTTTCACTATTAAAAGGCATGACTAAAATGTTAGTTATTGTTTTTTTTACATTCCAACCGATAAATAGAAATAGACGGCGGGATGTACCAAAAACCCCCAACCTTACGGGGTCAGGGGTCAAAACAATGAAAACCAACTACTGTGATAGATAGGGCTATTTGCCCATTTTTACCATGCTTGAAACATCCAAATTCTGCTCCAGAATAAGACTTACCAGGAATTCCGAAAGGCTAAAATGATGGGCTATTTTGCGAAGGATAAGCAAAACATCGTACTGCTGTAATTCGGTGGGTGTAAGAAAACCAGCCTTGAATAGCATCTCTTTGAAAGCCTCTTGGTCTTCCCATGAAAGCCGCCTGAAAGCGTCATAGATTTGATCTTCAGACGCATTGCGGCAACTAACAAGCAAATGGGCAAGGGCTTCCTGTATGGTCATAAATCTTTTGCGAAAGGTATTGAAAGGTACTACTTTTCGCCTAAAGTTTTGTTTCAACCACCACAGCCGCCCCTGTCCGTACTACAAAGGCATTGTTTTCCCTGCCTAATTCACGGCCCACTGCTTTAGTAATGACGTTTGACAGGAATTCCCCCGCATCCGTAACCTGGTCGCTATCCGTTTTCTTATCGAATCTAACCAAAACGGGAACGGAATACAACACATAACAATCCGAAAATAAGCCCCTTTGGAGTTCTTCCAAATACTTTAGTTCGCTTTTCAAAGCCCTGCCTGCCGCATAAATCCTTTGAACGCTGGCAAGATCATTTGAATAAACCGCCCCACCTGTAGCCCAAAGGCTTAAAATTTCCTCCCTTAAATCCCTATCACTTTCAAATTCATCATTTTGATGTAATAGGTCAATGTCCTGCCTGTCGTCTATATCCACAATATTTTCAGCCCTAAACACCTTTCTAAACTTGCTATTTGAGCCGGTTAGCTGCCTTTTGGCTATTGTGGTCATAAAGCCAAAGAGTGCCCCTGGCTTCTCATTGATCGCTATTAAACGGCTTGGATTGTCGTTTGCCATTTCCAGCAAGGCCGAAAATGTAAACTGCCGTAGGTCATCCCGTAAATGCTCTGGATGTAGCTTATTAAAGAACTCGTTTGTCTTTCTTTCAGTGTACAATGCGCTAATAATGTCGCAGCATTGATGTTGTAGGTTTCCCATAGCAATAGCTATATACTTATATTGGGTATAAAATAGTTAACAGCGAGTGCCTTTATAAATCCAGCTTTTCCAATCATTTTCCTGTTTTTCGGCTTCTGATGCTTCTAATGGGCAGGCATCTGATGACCTTTGCCAAAACTTATTCAGCAACAAAGGAGCCATATCATATAGCGATACAAGTTTCGAGATAACCATTTTTAATTCCATTACTTTAAATTCATACATTATTGAGCCTGCAATTAAATCCGGATTATTACTTTCCGAAAGACACGCCGATAGTCGTTCTATAATATGCGATGGAAGGTCTACGCCTAAATCAAGACCAGATTCGGTGTCAGTTGCGTTGTTTGGCATTTTCATTGTTTTAAATTTTTGACAAGTTATTTACAATGCTTTGTATTTCATAATGTTTTATTGTTGGATTATTCACATTACTTTCTTTTTGTGTGGATTTCTTTTTGTTTTGTTTTGTTTCTTTGTGTTTTATATTGCAGTCGAAACACGCATACAGGAAGTGGAAGGCTTGTATGCGTGAGGCGAAAACCTTGCGCCCCCGTAGCTTCCACCTGCGGGGGTTTCTTTTTTAGCCAATGGAGCAAAGCCATTTTGAATTTAACCCTAAGTTGTGGCATACGCCAAACACTTACGACCCTAATTATAAGTACCCACCAAAATGCAAGGGCGTTTACTTATTAGTTGCGAATGACCTTGAAAAGTCAGGAATAGACAAATATACTATTCTCTATGTGGGCAGTTCAGCAAACCTTAAGCAAAGGTATTTGAACCATCAAACGCTGAACTTTTTGAAGTCGAAATACGACTACGTCCAATTCTATTTTAAAGAATGCGACAACTACATAGAAGTCGAAAAAAGTTTAATAAAGGTTATTCAGCCAAAATTTAATAAGCAATGGCGTTAAGAGATCAGCCCTATTTGCCGCTGTACATCCAGGATTTTCTTACCGATGAAAAATTAATGGAATGCAGCGCAGCGGCAACGGGTGTTTACATCCGCATCATGTGTATGATGCACAAGTCGGAAAACTATGGGAAAATTTTGCTTAAGCAAAAAGACAAGCAAACACCTAACCAAATAAAAAATTTTGCTTGCAAAGTTGCTAAGGCCATGCCTTATGATTTGCTAACCATCGAGGATGCTCTTAATGAGTTAGTAAGCGAAGGTGTGTTACTGATTGAATCTGACTTTTTGGTTCAAAAGAGGATGGTTAAAGACTTCAGTATCAGTATAGAACGCAGCAAAAACGGCAAGAAGGGAGGCAACAAAACGAAGTCTAAAACCCAAAATTTTGCTACTGATTTTGCTCAAGCAAAAGTTCAAGCAAACTCTGAATATGAAAATGAATATGAAAGTGAATATGATAATGATAGTAGTGGTAAGAATATAGGCGAAAAAAAAGTTGAGCAATTTCCAGATATGGCTTTTGTGCAGGCAATGGAGTTGAACGAAATGGAAGTTGAAAGGGTTGGGGTTTATGTCAAACAGCCATTTACATGGCTATCATTAGCCGAATACTGGAAATCGTTTAGCGCAAAGTTTGACGGAAGCAAATTTTATCAGGATAGGGGGCAAATTATCAGCTATTTCATGAATTGGCTGAAAGGTGAATTGAGCAAGAAGAAAACAACACAGCAAACCAAAACAGAAAAATTTGAAGAATGGAAAAAGCAAATGAGGCAATCAGCCTAAAGAAAATAACGCTTCAACAGTTCCAAACATACCTGCCTGACTTTTGTGTTTTGGTTGGTATTGATGCCATCCCAACGGATGAAAGCATAAAGTATGCTGTTGAAATACTCAATTCGCAGTTTGGGCACATGACTACTGAAAATATGATGGAAGCCGCCAGCCTTTTTGCCGGTAACAAAATCCAGGGTATTGACCACTTTCAGAAATTCAGCCCCGCATTCATGGGAAAGCTAATGACATCAATGGAACGCATCATGAAACAAGATGGCAGATTGCAGTCTATTTACGATCAACAAAGGCAATTTACCGAAGGGCCAAAGCCAACCGGCACGAAATGCGATTGGGCAGATTATCTAAATGATCTATACCTGAAATTCAAGAAAAAGGAACTGGAACCAATAACGCTATTCATCCCGTTACCCTGTTATCAATGGTGCGTTGATACGGGTCGTTTAGAGGCTGATTCTTGGCAGAAATACAGCACTAAGGCAAGTGATACCCTTGCGGGCCAACGTAAGCTAAAAACGCCAGAATTTGTCGGAATAGGGGCGGGGTTAGTGGTAAG